GAAGTATAATTCCCTGTATTCCTCTGTGTCCTGTTCTTCTTCACCATAAATCAGAATTTTGTTGATGGCAGCACTCACAAGTCCCTCTACATAATCAATCGGCAGCAGTTTTCCTGAACTAATATTTCCGGCTTCCCCAGCCGTTTCGCATTCCAGCCAATATACACCAGCCTCTGCCTTTTCGATAACATGATAATTCAACTTCTCGTAGTTGAAACGAGCACCGATTGGAACATCAATATCTGCCGGTGACATCTTTGCCTCAATCACACTGGCACGGGCATCATACGGCGCATCCATGCCAATCTCTCTGGCACGCTCTATCAGCATTTCACGGCTGCAGGTTCCTGCAAACCCCTCCCGATGCTTCACTTCCATCTCCATCCGCTGCTCATAGGCAAGAATCGAAGCTGGTGCCAAAGCGTCATAAATGATAGAGCCTTCTCGTTTATCAAAGCCCTCTCGAACCTCTGATAAAGCCTCTTGCAAGATAGTTTCACTTGTCTTTTCGCTCACGCTGCATTCACCTCTTTCACTACCTCAATATCTCCATAGATACTATGAACAATAAATGTGACTTCCAGACTATTTTTATCCGCTTCTGAAAAAGTAAATGTGTCAACTTCCTTGATGCGATCATCTACAAGCAGCGCCTCTCTGATTCTTCGTTCAAGTTCCGGTCGGACATAACTCATAGGCTTCCCAATGAGTTCTTCTAATTCAATCCCGTAATTCCAGCTGTAAATCGGGTACCGGTACCGTTCTGTCATAAGCATTTTATAAATCGCCTGTTTTAATGCATCAACGCCATCCACCCTGCCCGGTTCTATACGATATTCTGCCAGATTCAATATATAGGTTTTTCCGGGCTGTGTTGTGATTGTAAAATCTTCTATCAGTTCTACTTCCTGCACTGGCAGCATCACAGCCACTCCCCTTTCACGCCAATATCTCCGGTGCGGTCTATTACATAAAACAGTTGACCGCCCTGTTGTCGCAATAAAACTACTTGCTCACCAATCGCCAATCCATAATGCATTGTTATACGCTTTTGTCCGATATAATTATGCCTGTGTTTTTTGAAATCTGTCGATAGCGATTCCCGCAGTTCTGCATCTTCCGTCTGATGACTGACCGTAATATCTACTGCATGGTCTCTCACCATGTGAGATAATATAAGCTCATCTTCTGCCAAAAGTGTATTCGCATCTATTCGGATTGTAAGCGGTGATACACTCTCCACCTTGCCAAAGTGTATCACAACCGGCTTTCCTGCCTCAAAAGCATGAAGCGCAATCGCTTTTATGACACCTTCCCAGGTGTGCGGTACTTCATTAGGCAATGAAATCGCCCCCAATCACCGTTAATGTCATCGTGTGTTCATTATTCCGGAATGTATGCGTTACTTTTTCGCAAATCATATATGTATTAGCTACAACATCCCCAAGAGATAATGTCACTGGTACCGAAACGCCCGCATGAACACGAATGTCGCCAATGCAATTTTGAATGCGTAGATGGCGTGTTTTTCTATTGTAGAGCTTTAACAATGCATCTGCTTTGCTTTGTGCTCCCGCGCTGTTATTCAATACTTCTGTGTACTGCAGCACGCCCCAGTTATTTATCGCATTCCCATCCTGCGCGATGTATACTTCACGGTTTCCGCTCTGTTCGTTGTCGTACAAGAGTTTAATCTTGTTATATGTGCTCTCATCAATGCTGGATGTATAATCAAAATCTTCTGCTACCTCTGCATCTATCAGGCAGTTTACTTTCATACTTTCAATGTTCTGCAGTGTGAGTTTTCCAACATTGTCATAAAGCACATACAGTTTGCGTTTTGCCTTCAATGTCTCATCTAAAGCATATTGGATAATATCAAACAGCGTTTTTTCATCTTCACGCCGTTTGGCTATCTTGTGCGAAGTATCTTCTACCGTTCCACACTGCAGGTGAAAATCATCTGCTATCATCTGCAGTAATTCAGAGGCTGTCTTATTTCGATACCTGTAACTATCCTTATTTTTTAGATACCGCAGCTGATCATATGCAACCACATTTATGAGATTCCCCTTTGTGCGCTTCTTTTTGAATATGAACCCATAGAAAAACGGAATGCCATTCAGTTCAACACGGATTGCGTTGCCCTCTTGGAAATTAAGCGCGCCCGCTTTTAATACAGACAGTGTTAATTTTCCGGGCATACCCTTGCGCTCCGTAGACCAAGTGATTCCTTCTTCCACACACGGTTCGTATACAGTACCGTCGTTTTGAATATATACTTTTACTTCTGGCATTTCCGCCCCTCCTTTCTATGGCAGCTGCAAGACCGTTCCCGGATAAATCAGAGAACCATTTCTGGAACCTGATTGTCCATGCGCTTTTGCAGCAGATTCAATCACTTCTTTGTTCAGCTGATAAAGTTCTTTCCAACGGCCAGAATCCTGCAGTTCGGCCTTTGCGATATAAATAAGCGTTTCTCCGCTCTTTATCGTATGGCTTTCTGCTGCCTTCTTCCCAACCGTTGGCCTCACTTCTTCAACCGTTGCCGTTTTTGTTCCTTCTGGTTCCACTTTGATATCCAGAGTTTTTGTTGTTGGAATTTTCGCCTGTTTCAGCTTGACTTCCACCATGACATCTGAACCATACGAAGCACTCTCCTGTATTTCGTAATCTTCCAGCGATACGGTCATGTTGGTATCATACAGCGATGTCCTTCCGTAAGTTCGGGAAAGAATAAACTGAAACGGTTCTTTCCCTGTTTTCAAACGCTCTAGAACCCCTAGATAATACTCCGCCCGGCGAAATCCATTCGGGTATGCCGCAAACGGATACCGCTGCAGCTGCGGTAAAAGCAGCTTAAAAGAAATATCTGTAAGACCGGGAGATTTCAGCTGACTTACTTCCCCGTCATTGATAAGCGTTATCGTTTTATTCTGGTTTTTTATTTTCAGTTTCACATCACTAGGCACTACCGGGAACTGCACGCCATCCAAATAAAGTGCATACATACTTATACCCCCTCTGCAGCAACCGTCATTCTGTCATATACAACATCCAGCAGCTGATCTGCAATTCCATCCAGATCCATGGAAGAGTTAACCTGATTGTAGTTTTGCATATCAACCTTGATTTCTGCTGTAGTAAACCGGTTTATCACTTCCTGTTCTGCAATGTCTCGCAGATACTTCAAGTCCTCTTCGGATACTTCCAACAGCTTTTGGATACTGTCTGTATCTCCAGAAATATCGCCCAGCAATTCCTCTGCTCCCGGAATTGTCATACTGCCAAGCCCAGCTTCAAATGAATACATTGATAAGTCTGCCGCCGGGTTAAAGTTTTTCAGATTGTCCATCACGCCTTCACCCCAGGCATATCCACCATCAAACGCATCTTTCAGATTATACTTTTCATTAGCAAAGCTGGATAAATCATCACGCCAACCGGCAATGGTATCGGCATAATCGGTACGCATGACGAAATCCACCGCTTCCGCAATGGCCTGTAAGACGCCAAGCGCCACATCGCCAATCCCTAAAAAGATTCGTACAACACCGGCTCCCATAGCAGAAAACAACCCGGTAATTAAACCGGTTACCGAATAGCTGGTGCCAGCCGCCTTATTTAACATGCCCACGAAAGCATTTAAGGCAACAACGCCAACCAGAACGCCCCCTGCGAACCATGTTATCGGGGATGCTAACAGCACCACATTGAAACCCGCCTGTGCAGCTGTTGCTGCGCCTGTGCGAACCGCCAGAACGCTTTCTTTGATCGCCAGAAAATCATTCCATACAGCGACTGCCGCCAGATAACCTTGATGCGCTAAAAGCACGCCGTTATAAACAACAAACGCTCCCGATGCGCCATAGACTATCGGACCGATAACACCCCAATTATCACTGACAACCTGATACACATTTCCAGCTGCATCTGCCATACCGCTTAATGCATACACGGCAATCGCTGCACCGTTAGCAAATAACATGAACATGCTTTCAATGCGTGGCATATTGTCATTGGCAGTCTGATACAGCTCCATAACAGCCGGATATACTTTGCCGCCCACTACTTCAGAGATATCCGACATATTATTTTTGAACTGAATAATCCGACCTTGCGGTGTGTTTGCCATCTGCTCCGCCAAATTCGCCCATGACTGATTGATAACCTCATCAATTACCAACGCCTTTTGCATATCAGTCCCATTATCAATAATTTCCTTCTGGGCATCGGTCAGTTCAAAGCCTCTATCCTTTAATCCATCATAAGTACCATTCAGCGCTTTCCCCAGCTGCGTTGCATATTCCACCATCTGCTGGCTGTTTAATTCAACGCCGCCGCTCATGCCGGACGCATAATTTGTCAATGTTCCCATAACAGTTCGTATTGCAGCTTCATCACTGATGTAAGTTGAAATTTCAGCTGCACCGGCAATCATGGCTTCATCGCCATAAATCGTTCTGCCCTGAATCGCCTCCGCTTCCGCTTTCAGTGCATCAAACGCACCGGGTGCCGCCTGCACATTAAACAATACCGTTTTTAATTGCCGCTCTGCAGCATTTTGTATATCAAAGTTTTCCATAGAAACCGTTGCAAAGTCTTTTGCAGCAGAAAGACTGAAAAGCCCTGCAAAGGCTCCTGCAAGCCGTATTAATTTACCGCCAAAGGCATCCGCTCTGTCATTACCAACGCCCAGACTTTCGTTGAAGCGCTCCTGTTCCTCTCTGGTAAGTCGCATCTGCCTTTCTGTATCCCAAAGTTCACCGGTCATGTCAGCGATACTGTCCGTTGCTTCCACGGTATCAATACGAATCCTTTGGCCAGACAGTTCACGGTAATCATTAAGCAGATTCTGATTGGCCTGATGGATGGAGCGCAATGTCCCTGTCATCTGATCAGAAATCTGCAGTATTGTAGATAGAGCCATTTCCGCCCCCTCCTATCGTTTTGTTTTTGCCTCTGCTTCTTTTCGCGCATCAGCACATACCAACAACGAGGCCATTACGAATGCTCGTTCTTGCCCGTCCATCTCCATAAATTCAGATGGCCGTATATGAAATTTCAGGAGGCAAAGGTACGCCATCGTTGCATACCAATCGCCTCCCGTTATTAGTTTTTTGCTTCGTTAGTTTCCCTTGCTTCTTTCTTTTTACCAGTGCCGTTGTGTTCCTTCACCTTTTTCGCCAGCAGATTAAATTCTTCCGGGCAATCAACAATCGCTTCCAGTAAATCTTCCGGTGTCATAACGCCGTAAGAATCCTGCAAAGCTCTGTTATGCAAATCAGGATACACAACCGCTGCTGCAACCAGCTTTTTCACATACAGATTGTTATCGAATGCCGGTACAACATCGCCATTTTCCGCTACAGTGTATTTTGTGGATTCATCAATCAAAAGATTGTTCTCTTTTGTCGATACTGCTCGCAGCTCCCACTCTACAGGATTGCCGTTTTCATCAACAATCGCTGCTGTGGCCGGATAAAGGATATTCTCTTTCACAATTTTGTTTTTCTTCAAAAACAGTTCAAACTTTTCCATTGCTTATTTGCTCCTCTCAATTACATCCCCGCAGGGTCAGCATAAGTTTCAGGCATTGCAACATCTGTGTAATAGCCTTCAATTGTCTGCTCGATAAAACCACCCGCATCATCAAATACAGATAACAGAACCTCGCCATCAATCACACAG